TCCGTAGCTCAAGTCTGGGGTTCGAATGTGGTCGAGATTGATGTCGCCTTCGCGCAGTCGTTGCTTATATGCCGCCCTCTGAAGGTAGATCGGGTAGGCGGCCGAGCTGCTGAAATAAACGAGGTGTTTCGGCTTGGTTCGCACCGCCCACTGGAACATGTCGCTGTCAATCGCGAGGTCGCTGGCGACGGCCAAAGGGTTGCCTTCAATCGTGGCCCTGCCCCCGACGATCGCGGCGAGGTGAATAACGACGTCGTATCTGGTGTCGTCCTTCTTGAAGAAATCCCTGCAATCGATGCCGTTTGCGATGTCGATGCCGGTGATCTCATGGCCTTTGTCGTCGAGCGCTCTGTGGAAGGCGCGGCCAACGAAGCCGGCATCTCCTGTGATAAGAATTTTCATATGAGCCATTCTGCCAGGTACTTGTCGCTTCCTGTTTCGCCCTTTGCCATCGACTGGTCAATGCTGAAAACGAAGCGGTCGTCTGCTTCAAGGGCTGCCCCGATGTGATGCAAGGTTGCCTTCTTTCCGATGGGAAATGGGCGGCGCTTGCTCTGGCCTTCTGTGGGGGTTTCGTAGCTCTCATCGTGGATCAGGGTGCTGTCCTTGACTAGGGGCCAAATGTGGGCCGCGAGCCAGTCCTGATCGGCGGTGTAATAATCGCCCGGTTCTGGTGTTTCCAAATCGGCCGGGATTGCGCTGGTGCGAGCTGCAAACATGCCGGCGCTGATCTGGTAATTGTGGCCTGTGGGGTGGTCTTTCATAATGTGGAAATCGAGGCCGCTTGCTAGAAACTCTTCGTGTGCAATCCGTTCCCGGTGCGTGAGCCTAGCGTCTGCGTCGCGGCTTAGAACCACGTCAAATTCTGGGTCTATCAAGGCCTGAAATCTCCAAAGTTTGGCCCTGTGGTCTTCTGGTGCATCCTGCTCTTCGAGCTGCACGTGGGGAAATAGGCGAAGGGTTTGCTTGATGGATTCTGGAACGCTTGCCCCTGTGTAAAAGCGCAGGGTGAATCCTTTGAAGTGCCTAGTTGCCAGAATTGCGTTCTTGATCGCGCCGATCGTGTATCGCTCCTGGTTGCCGTATAAAGAGTAGGCGATGAGCTGCTTCATGGCGTCAGTTTGCGCTTTAGCAATTCGTAGGCTTCGCTCTGGATGTAGTTCTGGTAAGCGAGCGCGTCGAATGAATAGACTTCGGTCGCGTTGACTTCCTTGTATCCCTCATCCCATTCGGCTTTGCCGGCGATTGGGTGCATGTGCTCTACAACGACGGCGTCGATATAAGTGATCGCCCCTAAATCCTGGCCTAGTTTCTTCCAGAAGTTGTCGAGGTATAAATGCTTCATCTTTGGCGGAACCATTCCGTCTAGCGCCTTTACGATGTCGCTGGTCATTGCGATCATGGTTGGAAGTCGTTCTCCTTGCAGCAGATCGTTGCCGTAGGCCATCGACGGTCGCTTCTGCATTGCCTGGATAAGAATGCCATCCCACCCGGCGGTGCGTGGGCGGTGGTCATCGCCTAAGAATGCGAAGTATTTATATTCGTCCTTCTTTGCGATCGCACTGGCTGCCTTATTGATCGGGTACGCCATGCCCCGGGTTTCGTTCTGAATTGTCATGCACTTGTCTGCGCCTACTTCGTATTCGTAGGCATCGTGCTCTAGGTCGTTTGCGTCAATAACGAAGAGGATCTCTGAATGCGTGGAAAGTCTTTCGTGCTCTGCCAATAGTTCGACGGCGTTGCGTGGGCGTCCTCTGGTTGGTACGAGGATGATCATCTCTTTCATTTATCAAAGGTCGCAATCTCGCCGGCGATGCTGGCGTATGCGGCGAGATCGATAAAGGAGTCCAGGGTTTCTGTTTCCATCAATCTGGCAATCTTTACAAGCGCCATGCATATCGCCACTTGCTGTGGGGTTACTTCGTTGCCCAAATATGTCGTCCATAAATCTGCAATGCGGCAGTGGTTGGTTCTTGGATCGCCGTATGTTTGCTGGCGGTCTTTGGCTGTGAGTCGAGCTGCTTCTTGAAGAATATCCCCCCGATTCATCGACTACTTCTTTCCGCGTCCGAATTCGGTTGCTTTCGGATCGACGGCCTTCAAGATTGGGCCGGCGATTGCTGCGATTCCTGCTGCAAGGTACTCCTTGAGTGGGCGGTTTGGGTCTGCCATATAAAGTGCTGCGACTGCTGCTGCTCCTGCTCGCAGGTAGGTCATTGCGATTGCTTCGAGCTGCTTCTTATCCATTTGTGATCTCCTTAAATTTAGGGCGGCCAAATCCTACGATAAATACTGGCAGCGATGGTTGAACCTTGCCGCGATTCTTCTTCTTGAATGCTCGAATCTTCTTGCAGACTTCGCCGCCGTTGCGCTGGTCGCCCTTTTTATCGGAGGCTGTGTTGCCTTCGATTGTGGTGACGGTTCCGTTGCCGTTATTGCTGATCACGATTCCAACGTGTGAAATGCGATCGAGCGCATCTCCTGGGAAATCAAAGAAGGCGATATCTCCTGGCTGTGGTTCTGCTTGCTCTGCAAGTGTCCAGGCCTTCTTGTCCATGAAGCCTGTCGCTCCTGCTGGCGTGTATGTGCAGTTTGGAATCTTGACGCCTGCCTGCTTTGCCACCCAGTTCACGAATGCTCCGCACCATGCTTGGTTTGCCTTCTGATATTTCGTTTGGTTATCTGCTGGCCCTTCGATGTAGCCGAGTTCAGATTGTGCTACTTCTAGAAACTTATCGAGTTGGTTCACTTGCTTCCCCTTCTTGCTGCTGCTTTGGTTTTGATTTTAGCCCATTGGCGCTGAGAATCCCTGCAAGCGTGCCGGTTAAAAAGACGCAGAGCGTGGAAACTAGGTCAATGAAAGCGGCATCGTTGGGGGCCTGTGCCATAGGCTGTGTGATAAATAGTAGCGCATATAAGAGGCTGAAAACGGATCCGGCGAAAACAATCGCCAGAATAATGCCGATGCTCACGATCAGGCGTGCGTGTAGTTCTTCTGGCGTAAAGCGCTTTCTAGCCATTCTGAATCTCCACTTCTGGGAGTAGGTCTTTCGTGCATTGGCCAATCGCTTCGCATTGAGGCGGCTGGCACTCTGGTTTCTTCCAGTTTTCATATTCCTGGCAAGGGTATCGAACCCATCCCTGGTATCCGCATCCGCTAAGGCTTGCGACGATCGCTGTTGTTAAGAAGCAGGCTATAAACTTCATCGAGTCGCTTTTCCAATCGGTTCACTTGGTCTTTGACTGAGCTGCCCCCGTTTGGTTTCAATTCTTGCAGGTAATGCTTGACGAGCCATCTGGTCATCGCGATAAAGGCTCCGCCGATCGTAAGAAGTGAAACGGCCAGCGCTGCGTAATCCTGGGCTGTCATCTTATGGCTCCAAGTAGAGAACGGATACGGTGGTCGTGTTGTTGCTGGCGGTGACGGCGTAGATCACACTTTTGATCGGCACCAGAAAGTCTAGATCTGTATCTTTGGGAAATTGCATCCCTGTGGTGCTAGTGACATCGGCTCCGCCAAGAAAGCAGGGATGGTCATTGCTATTGTGCAGAAGGACTCGACGGTTCTCTCCGTAGGATTCGATAAGAATCTGGGCGGTTGAATTGACGAGCAGTTGTTTTGAGGAACCCATTTCTCTCCTAGTTTTTTGTTAGATCCCCGATGCTTCTAATTCGATCCAGGATAAAGTTTCCTCATCCCATATATAAAGGTTGCCGTCTTCGGGTCTTGGTGTCGGTGGTTGCCAGAATGATCCGCTTCGTGTCCAAGATGGATAAGGTTGCGGTGTTATAAAGATGTCTTCTTCTTCGTTATATAAATATCCAATTCCTGCATATGTTCCGCGTATCTTTGAATTATATGAGGTGCGCTTGCAGACTTGACCGCGAATCTCGCCGTAGGCTTGTTCCCAGTCTGTAATGCCGTCTACTTCTTCCCATTCGTGACGTCCTGGAATAACTTCAGTCACAATATTATTTTTATCAAGAAATGCATAATGTGCCATCAGACTGTCACCGTTCCTGTTCCTGCTGTAAATTTGTAAATCTTATAACCGCCAGTATTTGTAAATGTGTATACCAATGTGCCACCGATTGTTGTTAAGTCTGTTTGAGTATTTGGATATCGAATGATAACAATTCCAGAACCGCCTACGCCACCTGTGTTTGGCACATTGTTAGCATTTCCACCACCACCGCCGCCGCCTGTGTTTTCTGTTCCACTGACTCCATTTGTTCTTGGTTCAACAGTTCCACCTGCGCCACCACCGCCTACTCCGCCTGCGCCTGGAGTACTATTGACGTTAGTTGCACCTGCGCCGCCGCCGCCTGCATAAGTTACTGAAGATCCAGAATAAGAGTTCGATGTTCCTGCTCCGCCTGCACCTTGTATACTGCTTGTTCCGTCTTGCCCTGCGGCTGATGCTCCACCACCACCACCCATTCCGCGATCGTTTCCAACAGCAGCACCGCCGTTGTTTCCTTGAGATGGTGATGTTGATGGTGTGTTTCCTGTACCTGCTGAACCGACTGAACCAGTTGTCGAATAACCTGCGCCACCGCCCGATCCGCCGTCTTTACCATTCCAAGATGGAGATGAGTTAGCACCGCCACCGCCGCCGCCACCGGTTGATGTAATTGTAGAAAATACTGAATCGACGCCGGATGTACCTGGGTTGATTGTTGCATTTCCACCGCCCGCACCGCCCGCGCCTACTGTGACTGTGAACGAAGACGGCAATGAGAAAGATGTGCCAGTTCTGAAACCACCAGCGCCTCCGCCTGCGTATCCGCCACCGCCGCCACCGCCGACCACTAAGTAATCAACGCTAGTAGGCGCGACTACTCCTAATTTACTTGATGCAATAATCCCCAGTAAAGTCATTATGAAATATCCCCCACGATGTACCAAATGTCGGTCGCAACCTTGACGCAGCTAGCGGCTGAAAACTGCGCTCTGAGCGCAGGCGCTGTTGCACTAGCTCCTGTTGATGAGATTGTAGTAGTGCCGGAAGTGACTGCCTTTATCGTAGTCTTTCCTGCACCGATCTGAATAACATTTATCACTGTGCCGACTGCGAATGCTACGTTTGCATTTGTTGGAATAAGGAAATCATTCGCTGTTGCAACGGACATCGTGACGAGCTTGGATGCATCGCCTAGAACGGCTGTATAAGTAGCAGTCTGTGCATTCAATGCAAGGTTAACGACTGGCGAAGTCAGCGTTTTGTTTGTGAGCGTGTCTGTGGTTGCTCTGCCTACGAGGGTGTCGGTCGAAGTCGGAAGGGTCACAGTGCCGGTGTTGCTGATCGTGGAAATGACTGGGGCTGTCAGCGTCTTGTTGGTCAAAGTCTGGGTTCCAGTTAAGGTCGTAACGGTTGAATCAATCGCAACGGTTGGAATCGGCCCGGTGTTGCTGGTTATGTTGATTCCGGTTCCTGCTGTCAGAGCTGTGATATCGCCGGTTGCGCCAATCCATGCGGATCCGTCATAAACTTCGAGGCTGTTTGTGTCCTGGAGATATGAAACCATGCCCTCTGCAAGCACGCCGCTTAATGCGCTGGTTCGAGCTGCTGAAGATGCGAAAACCATCACCGTCTGCTGCATCAAATAAGTGTTTACTTGCGCTGCCGTCAGAACGTCGCCTGTTGCGAATAACTTGTAGCCTGCTCCTGCCATGATATCTCCTTGTTAGTAACTTAAGACGCCTGCGACGCCCAGAATTCCTTGCGATGTGCTATCGAGAATAAATGCCTGGATGATCGGTTCGCTGGTCAATATCTTAGTGGTGAATGTTGTCCTTGTTATGTCATGTTGCATGCCTTGCACGAATAATTCTCTGGTGATTGATGTGGATCCTGGCATCGCCTTTGTGATGTTGACGAGGTCGAATATCTCCAGATTAAGGCCTGCGATGTTTCTTGCTTCCTGGCCGTCGTCGACAAGGTTGAGCGTCATCGAGTCAATGCGCAGGGTTGCATCCTTGCGTGATTCCAAGATCATCGTCGCTTGGTTGAGCGCTTCTTCATCTGTTTGTACAAGGATGCCGGTTCTTGCTCCTGAGTGAATGAAATAGTCATCGATCGATGTCTGGTCGCTGACCACTTGGTTTGTGCCGTTTAGCCTTTGGACTGAAACATTATTTACGATCAAGGTGTCATCGAAGGCCAGGTCAATCTGGGCGTATCCGATTCCTGTGCCGTCGTCGCTGAAAACTACAGGCGTTGAGTCTGCGAATTGGCTCACTGTAGTTCTTGAGTAGAAGGTTGCGTTTCCTTCGGCGTCTAGGAAGAAGCCACCGAATTCGCTATTTTCTACCGTCTGAATCGCTTCAAGGACGGTTCTATCTGCTGTTCCTGGATCTGCTTGCATCGTGCTATCGCCGGCGTTGATATCTCTTTGTGAAAGTGGCCAATCGACGACGTCAAGCAGTTTATTGATGCGCGTTCCGCTTAGTTGTCCTGCTCCTGTATCTGGCACTGTGGTAATCGCTGCGTTATTGAGAAGGCGGAAGCCGTCGACGCATTGCAGGATCACTCTGGAAACTTCATCGGTTCCGATCGCGAATGTGGTGTCATAGCTGGTGATAAAGCCTGAGAAAAGGTAATAACGGACGCCTTCGTAATCTGCAAAGATTCTTATTTTGCGCAAGGGTACGAGCTTGCCGTAGTAAGGCCCTGCTGTATTGGCCGGGTTCCAGTCGCCTGTGTCGTCCTTGATCTCAACGACGGCCGTTCCTGCTTCGAATTTATTCAAGATGCGGTTGCGCCCTCTTCGAACCGATGAGCGCAGGATGATGTCAGAAATGTCGACCGAGTCGTCTGCGTCTGCGAGTTGCCCTGTTCCTAATAGGCCCTTTACTGGATCGTCAAGTGTGAAGGCTGTCGAGATAAATGCCGGGCCGTTGATGAAGTCGATCTCTGCTCCGAGCTGTGGAATGCCTGCCATTAGAGTTGGATCGCTGTCTTCGTGATCGCCTGGCCGTTATTCTGGCCCTGAAGAATGGCGTTGCGGATCGTGTTTACA